AAAGAATTCTTTAATAACTTTGATGTTGTCATCGGAGACGAGGCTCATCTCTTCAAAGCAAAATCTCTTACTTCTATACTTGCTAAACTCTCCGGATGTCGCTATCGTTTTGGACTTACCGGAACACTGGATGGTAGCCAAACCCACCGCCTCGTCCTTGAAGGGCTCTTTGGGCCAGTCAGAAAAGTCATCTCAACAGCAGAGCTAATTGAGAAGAAGCATCTTGCAGATTTTAATATTAAAGGTATTGTTCTAACATATCCTGATGATATTAGAAAGATGATTGCTCGTTCGAACAAGTATCAAGCAGAGCTAGATTATATTGTAAGATGCGAAGCAAGAAATAAATTTATTAAAAACTTAGCATTATCTTTAGAAGGTAATACTCTGATACTATTTCAATTCGTTGAAAAGCATGGTAAAGATCTCTATGAGAAGATTCTCTCAGAAGCAGGAGATCGTAAGATTTTCTTCGTTCATGGTTCAGTCGATGGCGAAGAAAGAGAAGAAATTAGGAGGATTGTTGAAAATGAGTCTAATGCTATTATCGTCGCTAGTGTTGGTACTTTTTCTACCGGAGTCAATATTAAGAATCTCCATTCTATTATTTTTGCTAGCCCAAGTAAGTCTCGCATCAGGAATCTACAGTCAATTGGCCGTGGACTACGTAAGTCTGATACGAAAACTGCTGCTACCTTATATGATATAGCAGATGATATGTCTTGGAAATCAAAGAAGAACTTTACTCTTTTGCACTTCATGGAACGAGTAAAGATATACAATGAAGAGAAGTTTAAGTATAAACTCTATAAAGTAGAACTAAAGCTTTAATATTCAACTCTGGCACTAGTGATTATACCTGTGTCTTGAAAAATGTCAAGGAATATATTATGGAAGTAAAGAAGCCAAAAAGAAAAACAAATTATATCAACAACAAGACTCTCTACGGAGCTATGATTCATTATAAAAATGAATTGAAAGAAGCCGTGGCTGCAGGAAAAGAAGAACCTATCGTTCCGAAATATATCGGAGAGTCTATTCTTTTGATTTGTAACAACCTTGCCAAGAAGCCAAACTTCTCTGGATACACTTATAAATCCGATATGATCAGCGATGGCATTATGGATTGTATTGCAGCAGTTGATAATTTCAATCCTGATAAAACAAACAATCCGTTCGCATATTTTACCCAGATTGCATGGAACGCTTTCCTTCGTCGCATTCAAAAAGAAAAGAAACAGACTTATATCAAGATGAAGAATTTTGAGAACAGCTTTATCTTCTCTGAAATGCAAGAAGAAGGACATGCTACTCAATTGAAATCTAATGAGTATTCAGCTGATGTTGTTAGGTCGTTTGAAGATAAGTTGACAAAAAGCAAAAAACCTAGTAAGCTAGTTGGAGTTGAGAAATTTTCAGAGGTAGAAGAAAATGAAGAATGAACATCTCGTGCCTGTTAATATTCAGGATATTGTTAACAGATTAAACGATAAGACTATTAAAGAAAACGAAAAGGCTAATCTTCTATTACGTCTTGACGCTATTCGTGATTATGTCACCGCCGCAGTAGTGAGAGCAAATGAAAATCGCCCTTTTAACCGATAGTCACGCAGGAGTCAGAAATGACTCTATTGCGTTCCATGATTATATGAAAAAGTTTTATGATGATGTGTTTTTCAAATACCTCGATACAAATGGCATTCGAAACGTGGTTCATTGTGGGGATATTGTTGACCGTCGTAAGTATATTAATATTAATACTGCTTATCGTCTCAGAAAAGATTTGATCGAACCTGCTATTGAGCGTGGAATTACTTGGCATCAGATTCTAGGCAATCATGATGTCATGCATAAAAACACTAATAAGATTAGTTCTTTTACAGAACTTTTTAATAAGTTTCCACTAAATATTTACGAAGAAGCAACAGAAGTTGACTTTGACGGTTGCAATATTCTTCTAATGCCATGGATTAACGATGAGAACAGAGAACATGCACTCAAGTTAATTAAGGAAACTAATGCTCAAATTTGTTTCGGACATCTTGAAATTCAAGGGTTTGAAATGTTTAAAGGATCAATCGTATCTCACGGAGACGATCCGTCTGTGTTTGGACGTTTTGATATTGTTTGTTCTGGCCATTATCATCATAGGTCACACCGTGATAACATTTATTATCTCGGTTCTCCTGCAGAGTATACTTGGTCTGATTACGATGATCCTCGAGGCTTTCATATATTTGACACAGAAACGAGAGAACTAACGTTCATCGAAAACCCTTATAAGATGTTTCATAAGTTCTGGTATAACGACGGCGATCCAACGTTTGTGGATTCCGACATTGACTACAACCAATTTGAAGGTAAGATAATTAAAATTATTATTACTGAAAAAAATAATCCTTATTGGTTTGAAAAGTTTATTGAGAATATCGAAAAGAAAAACCCTATTGATATTCAGATAGTAGAAGATCATTTGAATCTTAATCTTGAAGACGATCAGGATATTATCGACGAAGCAGAATCCACTATTGATATTTTTAAGAAGTATATTCAGAATACAGAAGCTAAAGGTATTGATAAGAATAAATTAGAAAATAAAATTGTTGACTTATACCATGAGGCATTGACCTTAGAATAAAGGAGAATAATATGTTCGAACTAACAGAAGAAACTAGAAATAATGTAATTGCTCTGCTTAGAGAGAAGATGGAAATTAGTCACTATACAGACGATGAACTAAACAGCATTATTGACGACGTGGTTAGTATTGTAAAGCAGCAGTTCGGATTCTAATATGAATCTATTCCAAGAAGGAAATTTTATATCCCACGCTGGTAATGAATTACAATGGAAAATCGAATGCGATGCATTATCTGATGCAGACTGGGATTGTTTAGCAAGGATTATTCATGAACGTACTAGATTTGGTAGTGTTTACGGTATTCCTCGTGGCGGCATTAAACTGGCTACAGCGTTAGAGAAGTATATTACACCTGGACATCCACTACGTTTGGTTGTTGATGATGTATATACTACAGGTAAGTCAATGAAAGATGTAATGAAAGGGACGGATTTAGGTTTCGTTGTATTCGCCCGTAATCGTATTCCGTTCGACCCCCAGCATTACATTCGTGCCATATTTACTATGGATATTATATAATTATTAACAATATTTTGATATGGATATTGAATGATTTATTTTAAAAAGTTACGATGGAAAAACTTTCTTTCAACAGGAAACATCTTCACAGAGATCGATCTAGCGGGCAAGGACACTACGCTTATCATTGGTCAGAATGGGGCTGGCAAATCCACGATTCTGGATGCTCTGACTTTTGGTCTTTTTGGAAAACCGTTCCGAAAGATCAACAAGCCGCAGCTTGTGAACACAATCACACAAAAGAATTGTTTGGTAGAGATAGAATTCTCAATAGGCACGGTTAATTATAAAATTATTCGTGGTATTAAACCTAACGTATTCGAAGTTTACCAGAACGATAGCCTTTTAAATCAGTCAGCTGAAATGAAAGACTATCAAGAAATTCTAGAAAAACAAATTCTCAAAGTAAATCAAAGATCGTTTTGTCAGGTTGTCGTATTAGGTTCGGCGACCTTTCAACCGTTCATGCAATTGCCAGCTGGTCAACGTAGAGATATTATTGAAGAACTTCTAGATCTGCAGATATTTACGGTTATGAATTCGTTGTTAAAAGATAAGGTAGCAATCAATAACGACGCCATTAATAGTAAGTATGCAGAAAAAAATCTTGTTGAGTCTAAGATTGAGATGACCAACGAGCACCTTAAAGAGATTCATCATAACAATGAAAAACTTATTTCTGAAAAAGAAGTTCTCATTAAAGAAACTACAGATCATATTCTAGAAATGAGAGAAAAGTATACGTTCTTTGAAGATCAGATCTCTTCTCTCGAGATGCAAATAAAAGACAACGAGAGCGTTAATAAGAAAATTGAGAAGTTAAAGAAACTTCGTCATCAAATAGAAGCTAAAGTGGAATTGATGAAGAAGGATATGAATTTCTTTAATGATAATGATAATTGTCCTACATGTAAACAGACTATCAGTTCTGACCATAAAAAA